ACCAGTTTACGTATACAACTTATTGGCACAGGCGATCAATCTGGCGTCTGGGGTACAAGCACAAATACAAACTTAGGCACCTTAATAGAACAAGCTATTACGGGTGTTCAAACTATTACTCTTTCTGGATCTACTTATACCTTAACAAGCTTTAATGGTATTGTAGATGAAGCCAGAAATGCAGTGTTATCATTTACTGGATCTTTATCAGCAAACTGTACTGTAATTGCACCAGCAGCTAATAAAGTATATATTGTTAGAAATAATACATCTGGTGGACAAACAGTTACTATGTCAGTAGGAGCTGGTTCTACAGTGGTTGTTCCTAACGGACAAACATATATTGTATATACTGATGGATCAAACTTCTACTCAGCATCAAACTACACATCATCTAATGTGGCTATTACTGGTGGTACAATTGATGGAACTGTCATTGGTGGAACTACCCCATCTAACGGATCATTCTATGATTTAACAACTTATAATACAGCAACGCTTGGTGTATCTCCAGCAGCAAGATCTGTATCATTTACAAACGCCTCTCCTACTGTTGTAACTATGGCAGTTGGCACAAGACCAGTAACAAATGCACAAGTTACATTTACAGCAACATCATTACCTTCTGGCATTACAGCGGGTACAATATATTATGTAGTGCCATTAAGCTCAACCACATTTAATCTATCTACAATATCTGGTGGAGCAGCCAATGTAAATACAACAAGCACTGGTTCTGTTGTTTCAATGGTAACAAATTCAAGTGTTACATTTAATACTTCAACTGCTAATGTGCCTAATAACTTAATATTTACTGGTACTGGAGCTGTTGGAATGCCTGCTGGCACAACTGCACAACAGCCAGGATCATCTGTAAATGGTATGATTCGTTACAACAGTGATAACTTAGGCCTTGAAGGATATTCAAATGGTGTGTGGACTGCACTTGGTGCATCCAATGTAACAACCCTAGGTTTTTGGCAAAATAAACAACTTATTTCAGTAACTCAAACCATTGCGTCTGGATATAGTGCAATGAGTTCTGGACCAATTACACTGTCTCCTCCTATTGCAGCTCAAACAGTGACTATCTCAATTGCATCTCCTGGCGTATTTACAGTTCCTACAACAGCGCTTCCATCTGGAACATCTTTAGTACTAACAACTACTGGTGCATTGCCTACAGGATTAACGGCTGGCGTAACTTATTACGTACTTAATCCTTCTGGATTAACATTCCAACTTTCAACATCACCTACTGGATCTCCCATTACAACAAGCGGAACGCAATCAGGCACTCATACAGCAACGCCAACTGTATTTATTACAGTGCCTAGTGGTTCACGTTGGGTAATATTATAAGGATAAAAAATGCCATCAACCATTAACGCATCAACCACAAGTGGAATTATACAAACAGCAGATACTTCTGGTATTTTAAATTTACAAGCTGGTAATACAACCATGTTGTCTCTTACATCAACAGGGCCAATGCTTCCAGCTGGTACAACGACTATTGCGCCTTTAGATTTTGTATCGGGTTCATTGCTTACAACAGCAATTGCAGGCGGAGTAGAATTTGATGGTACAGCACTTTACTTTTCTCCAGCAGCATCTAGTAGAGCTGTATTAAATTCAACATACTATACTGTTTTATCTTCAGCCTATACTTTAACATCACAAACTGCCGCTCAAAAATTATTTAATGCATCTACAAACGGTGCATTAACTTTACCTGTAGGCACTTATGAATTTGAATGCGGATATTCTCTTTCATCAATGTCTTCTTCTTCAGGTTCTTTTGGTTTTGCATTGGGTGGTACAGCAACATTTACACAGGGTTGGTATTCAATTGCTCAAAAAGGAACAGCCACTCTTGCAACTGCAACAGCAACGCAATCTACTTATAGTACTACAGCAAATACTTCCATTGCAACAGCCTCTACTAATACAGTAGGTTATGCATTCATTAAAGGTATTATCCGTGTAACAGTAACTGGTACAGTAATTCCTCAAGTTTCACTAGGTGTTGCAGCCGCAGCTATCGTAGGTGTAAACAGTTATTTTAAAGCAACCCCAATTGGATCAGCCACAGTAACAACTGTTGGTAACTGGTCATAAGGAGATAATATGGCATCAGTAGTCATTTCAGGCGATACCTCAGGTACCGCAACACTTCAAGCGCAAGGAATTGCTGGGAATACCACACTTACATTGCCTACCACTAGTGGTACATTAATTACTACAGCATCTGGACAAACACTTACTAGCCCAACAATTACAGGCGCTGTAGTTAGCTCTATGGCATCTAGTGTTCTTACAGTAGGAACAGCTCAAGCAACAACATCTGGAACATCTAAATCTTTTTTAAGTATCCCATCATGGGTTAAAAGAATCACTGTGATTGGAAGTGGTGTTAATACAAATGGTAGCTCTCCTGTTTTAGTGCAGCTTGGATCAGGATCAATTCAAACAACTGGCTATAATTCATCTTTTGGTTATTTAACTGCTGGCTCTGTAACATCTGGTGGCAGCACTTCAGGATTTGGTCTTTGGCGTGGTGGCGCAACTGACATACTTTATTTTAATATGATTATTACCAATATATCTGGAAACACTTGGGTGCAATCTCACTCTGGTGCATTCTTAACTCCTGGCAATTATTGTATATCAGGTGGTGGTAATGTTACAATATCTGCTGGTGTAGTGGATAGACTTGCCCTTGTCACAACAAGCACTGATAACTTTAATGCTGGCTCAGTTAACATTATTTACGAATAGGATTATATATGCCTATTGTAGTTAATTCTAATCTTGCAAATATAATGCCATCATGGACTACGGCAACTAGACCTACAAATCCAACAAAAGGTCAACTTGGTTATAATACAACTACAAATTCATTAGAAAATTACAATGGTGCTTCGTGGAGTGTTGGCACAACACCAGAACCAGGTGCTTCTGGAAATGTTCTAACATCTGATGGATCTATATGGGCTAGTGCATTGCAAGATGGTCTTGGATATAACCAAACATGGTCTTTGCCAACAAGGACATCTGGTACAACATATACCAATAGCACATCAAAACCAATATATGTAATGATTGCCATTGGTGGATCTTTAAGTGGTAGCGGAACATTTACTATTGTTGTAGGTGGCACAACTATTTTGAGCGCATCTTATAGTTCAAATGCAAGTGGAGGCGGTCAACCATATTCAGCATCTTTTATAGTTCCTGCTGGAGCTACATATGTTGCAACTGTTACTGGCAACTTTGGAATTGCCTCATGGTCAGAATTAAGTTAATTAAAAAAGGAATATTATGCCATTAGTATTAGATGGATTAAACGGAGAATCTTTCCCTACATGGACTACGGCAACCAGACCATCATCCCCCGTAGCTGGTCAGCTTGGATACAATTCAACATTAAATGTATTGGAATGTTATAACGGATCTTCTTGGGTAACTGGAGGTTTAATTTCCCCAGGTACATCTGGAAATGTTTTAACGTCTAACGGAACAGACTGGACAAGCGCTGCACCAGGTGGGCTTGGGGTAGGTCAAACATGGACACTACCTACAAGAGCAGCTGGCACAACATATACAAACTCTACTTCTAAACCTATATTTGTTATGATTAATATTAATCAGCCCTTATCTGGAGGTGGAAGTATTACTATATTAGTGGGTGCAGTTACTATTTTTAGTTCTAGTTACAGTAGCAATGCAAGCGGAGGTAATCAACCAAACTCAGCAATGTTTATTGTGCCTGCTGGATCTACATATCTTATTACTGTAAGTGGTAGCACAAGTGTAGGCACTTGGGCTGAATTGAGTTAAGGAAAAATTATGGATCCAATAACAATACTATCAGCATTTGCCCCAGTTGTCATGGACTTAGGCAAATCACTTATTAATAAGTTTATAGCGCCAGATCAATTTAAGCCAGCTACAATTGAACAATACACTGCAATGAAAAGCATTGACTTAGAATTTTTTAAGACAATGAATGAAGTGGGTTCTGGTAATCCAAGTTACCCATGGGTAGAAGCTATCGTACGCCTTATGAGACCTATTATAGGTATCATGGTATTAGGCATATGGTGTTATACAGTAGCGGTAGGTCAGATGTCTGGTGAAGTTAATAATTTTGCATCAGCTGTAGGATTCTACTTATTCGGGGAACGTAGTTTATTTCACATTAAAAACAAATGAACTTAAGCCCTAATTTTACATTAGAGGAGTTAACATATAGTGAAACTGCACAACGCAAAGGATTGGACAATACGCCAACTGAAGAAGTTAAAGCAAACCTTGTTAGGCTGGCTCGCTTTCTTGAAGAAGTAAGAAGAGTGCTTGGTAGGCCAATTATGATTAATTCGGCCTACAGAAGCGTCAAGGTTAATGAAGCTATAGGATCTAAAGCAACATCACAACATTGCTCTGGATGCGCAGCTGACATAAGAGTTCCTGGATTAACACCAGATAATATTGTTAAGCTCATATTAAAAAGTAACATTGAATATGATCAAGTTATCCGTGAATTTGATTCATGGGTGCATATATCAATACCAAATAAATTTGCCGATAAGCCAAGAAAAATGGCTTTAATTATAGATAAAAATGGAACAAGGCCTTATTAATGGCATTACAAAAACTTACATACAGACCAGGGCTTAACCGTGAAGGAACCAACTATTCTAACGAAGGTGGATTCTTTGATGGCGATAAAGTTCGCTTTAGATCTGGTCAAGCTGAAAAGATTGGTGGATGGATTCAAGTAGATCAAGACCAGTTTTTAGGTTTAGCAAAGTCATTGTGGACATGGACTGACACAGACGGACTTTCTAGCTATCTTTCATTGGGTACTAATGTTAAGTACTATATATTCTTTGGTGGTGCTTATTATGATATTACACCAATTTATAGAACAGACGGTACAGCATTATCTGCGCCAAACAATCTTCCAGCAAGTCCAATAGCAACCACAAATGGATCTAATATAGTCACTATTACAGACAATAACTACAATCCATCTGTAGGTGATTATGTAATTATTACAACTACAGCAGCTGTAGGTGGTTTAACTATATCTGGTGAATATGTGGTGACTGGCGTTCCTACCACAACTAAATTTGAAATTACCGCAGCAAGCAATGCATCCTCTACAGCTACTGGCGGTGGCACAGTAGTTATTCAATATGAATACCCTACAGGCGCATCTGCTGCCGTTCCTGGTCTTGGCTGGGGTGCTGGTCCATGGTCACCCACAGTACCATTTAATTTAATTACAAATCCATTTGCAGTCACATCTGGTAGCTCCACTGTGACAGTTACTCAAGCAGCCCATGGATTAAGTGTTGGAAATTATGTAGCATATGTAGGCCCAGCTCCTACGGAATCAATACCAGCATTTGGTGGATTACCAGTTAATGCATTAAAGGGTACATTCATAGTTAGAACAGTCGCTACAAATACATACACAATTGATCTTCCAGAAGAGCCTGCAACTGCATTACGCCAAGGATCTACTTATACCATTGCCGTAACTGGCACTACTAATTGGGTAGCTATTGGAGCAGCAAGTACAGCGGTAGGTACTGTATTTACAAAGAACGCTACTGTTGCTACAGGAGATGGTACAGCATACATTACAGCTACATCTACAGTATCTGGTGGTGGTGCTAACGTTATTGCATATCCACAGTATGGTTCTCGTGGCTGGGGTACAGCAGCAGCAACAGGCACTGGAGTATCTGGAACTATTAGGCTTTGGTCTAATGACAACTATGGTTCAGATCTAGTCATAGCCCCACGTGAAGGACCTATTTACTATTGGCAAGACTCTTCTGGTGTATCTGTGAGAGCTAAAAGTTTAGCAGTTTTAGCTAACGATACTACATTAGCATCTACAACAGCTACATTTGCATCTGGTGTTTCAACTATTACTGTAGCAAATGCAACAAATATATTACCTCGTGCAAGAATTTCTGGCACTGGTATTGCAACTGGAACATATGTCACATCAGCTTATGTTATAGGATCAACTTCAGTTCCTATATCAGCAAACACTACAGCTATTAATGATGCCAACCCATATACATTTTCATATGCTGGTGACTACGTACCAAACGCTACCAACCAAGTTATGTCAGCATCTATTGAGCAATTTATTATAGCTCTTGGTGCAAACTCATATGTACAAGCAACACCTAATTCAACATTTAATCCTATGTTAGTGAGATGGTCAGATCAAGCTAATCCTTTACAATGGGTGCCACAAGTTACAAATCAATCTGGTGAGTTTACACTTTCTAATGGTTCATTCATTATGTGTGGACAAACAACACGACAAGAAACATTGATATGGACTAACTCATGCCTATACTCAATGCAGTATGTAGGATTCCCTTATGTATGGAGCTTCCAAGTATTGATGGATAACATATCTATTATGTCACCTAACGTTCCAGTTACAGTTAATAACGTGACTTACTGGATGGGTAAAGATAAGTTCTATATGTACACTGGTGTGGTTCAGACCTTACCATGTTCATTAAGACAGTTCATATTTGACAATATTAATAGAGACCAAGCCTTCCAAGTATTTGGTGGATCTAATGAAGCTTACAATGAAGTATGGTGGTTCTATTGCTCACAAAACTCAACAGTCATAGATAAATATGTCATATACAATTATTTAGATAAAGTATGGTCATATGGCACTATGGGAAGAACAGCATGGCTACAATATGGTATCAACCCATATCCAGTAGCAGCGGATTATAATTCAAGACTTTTATACCATGAGGTAGGATGCGATGATGTTGCTACAGCAAGCCCACAACCAATTACGGCTTATATACAATCTTCTGACTTCGGCATTGAAGCTGGCGAGCATCTTGGCTTTGTATGGCGTATGTTGCCTGACGTCAATTTTACTGGCTCAACCGTTAATAATCCTAGCGTTACAATGACTTTATTCGGTAAGGCTAACTCTGGATCTTATCCAGTATCAAGTGATGTTGATACAGTTACAAGCGGACAAAACTATACCTCAGTAGCTGAATACACCATTCAAACTTATGATGGTCAAGTCTATACTAGACTTCGTGGCAGACAGTTAAGTTTTAAAATAGAATCTACTGGTATGGGTGTAGCATGGCAATTAGGTGTTCCTCGTATTGATGTTAAACCAGCTGGGCGTAGATAATGGCTAACATAAATCAACTAAGAAATGTAGTTGCTCCAAACTTACCTATAGCTTCAGCTACCTATAGCCAACAATATACAGATGAATACTCTAATGTATTAAGACTTTATTTTAACCAGTTAAGTAATTTTACTCAGTCATTATCTGGCTCTTCTGGTGGTGTGTCAATTAGATTTCCTAATGGTGCTTTTCATCAAGATGGATATACAACTTTAACTAACGCTATACCAAACTCAGGTTCAACAGCAACTATTGTTGTAGCTTCTACCGCTATGTTTGCATCTGCTGGTACGATTCTGATTGAGAAGGAATTAATTAGTTATACGGGCAAAACAGCAACCACATTTACTGGAATTACTCGCTCTCAATATGGTTCTTCAGGGGCTTCTCATGCAGCTGGAGTTTATGTAACAGAAGCGCAAGCAGCGCCTTCTTCAACAACGGCATTGGCTGTTCCATTTGATTCAACAGATATTAGCAATCAAGTAAGTATAGATACAGCAGACAACAGTAAGGTTGTTTTTACAGCTTCAGGATACTATAACATACAGTTTAGCGCTCAACTTCTAAATCCAAGAAGTTCAATAGATAATGTGGTTTTTTGGTTTAGGCAGAATGGTAATGATATTTCATATAGCACTGGGGTTGTTACGGTTCCAATAGGACCTGGTACTAATCTAGGCGCTATAATAGTTGCTTGGAATATAGTGCTTCCTATAAATGCTGGAGACGACATTCAATTAATGTATCATACAAATTCTGGAGATACAGTTCTTGGCACATATCCACCAGGTACGGCTCCAGTACACCCTGCGGCACCGTCTGTTATTTTGACTGCAACGTTTGTATCAGCAATAGACTAAAGGCCCTTATTATATGGTAAAATACATGAAAATATCTCTAATTCAAGCGAGTCAATTATGAGCTTAGTCCTTGCAGCCAAACACCTAGAATCCCAAGGTCGTGGAAACGATTCTCACCTAGTCCATATGACTACTGGTGAGTTACAATCACTTCGTGGTTTAGCTAAAGCCCATGGTGGCGAAATTACAATCAACCCTAAAACAGGACTCCCAGAGGCTGGCTTCTTAAGCTCTATTTTACCTACCGTATTAGGTGTTGCTGGCGCAGCTATGGGCATACCTACACCACTACTCATTGGTGGTATTGGACTTGCAACCGCAGCAATTACTGGAGATCTTGGTAAAGGTCTTATGGCTGGTTTAGGTGCATGGTCTGGTGCTGGATTAGCTGGAGAAATTTCTAAAGTAGGTGCAGCACAAACTGCATTAGATGCAAGTAAAACAGGTGCAGCCGTTGGAGATGTCGTTGCACAAGCTCCATTACAAGCAACAAACGCAGCAATCAATACAAATGTTGGAAGTTCTTTAATGGGCGCAAATGCTCTTAATACAGCAAATACTACGACTGGTCTTGCTAATATTGGCTCAGCTGGAACAAGCACTGGAGGCCTTTCAGGATTCTTTGGCTCAACAAATCCAGCAGTTTCCGTAGGCACAGATGTTTTACAGGGTAGAACAGCAGCAGAGGCAGCACAAATTGCAGGCAAAGCATCTCCTAGCTTTTTAGATCCAAATGCTCCAGCAAACTTTAAGGCTGGCTTTGGTAAGATTACATCATCACCTGGTGAAGCATGGCAATTTACAAAAGACAATCCATTTACTGTTGCAGGCGCTGCTTACCCATTTATAAATGAATTATTAAAACCTCCTACATATAAACCAAAAGAAAAAGAAAAGAATCCATTTGGCCTTAAATATCTTTCTGAAGATTTCCAAGGCAGCTTCCCAGCACAACCAAGCCCAGCATATCAAGCTCAATACCGTGACTATGTAGCTAATCCATACGTGCCAGGTGCAGCTGGCGGTGGATTACAAACAGCAAATTATGCTCGTGGTGATTTAGTTAAGTATGGCTTAGGTTTATTAAATCAAAAACAAGAGCAAGCACCTATTACAGCAACTGATCCAGGAACTGGTTATAGCCCAGCATATAACTCTCTTGGTATAATGCCATATGAAAAAGATACTGAAGGCATGTCTTCAGATCAGATGGCAAAATCAATATTAAAACAAGCAAAAACTTTAGGTAAATTAGCATCTAAAGCAAGCGTCATGATGCCTGATCCAGCAGAGACAGCAATCTCATCTATTCAAAGAGATCCTGCTGCAACCTCAGCAAAAGAAGGTGGGCTACAAGGTTATGCTTTAGGTGGTTTAAGCATGGGACATTTAGGAGGATATTCAGATGGTGGTAGATTACTTAAGGGACCTGGCGATGGCGTTTCTGACTCTATACCCGCTTCTATCGGTGCTAAGCAGCCAGCAAGATTGGCTGAAGGCGAGTTTGTTATCCCAGCTAGAATTGTTTCGGAATTAGGTAATGGTTCTACAGATGCTGGAGCCAAACGTTTATATGCAATGATGGATCGTGTTAAAGCTAAACGTGCAAAGACAAAGAATATAGCAGCAGATTCTAAGGCTTATAAATACTTGCCAGCGTAATGGAAGTATCTTTAATACCAAAAGAATACATCAACAATGTATGGCCTCAAATTGAGGAATACATGGATGGCGCAGCCAAATATACATTTGGTAGATTTACAGCACAAGACATCTATGATGGATTGATGAGTAAACCGCAACAGTTATGGATTGCTTTTGATAAAGAAGATAATCAAATATATGGTGCAGTAGTCACGCAAGTGCATCCATACCCAAGACTAACTGGTCTTGTTATGCATTTTACTGGTGGAAAAGAAATACAGAAATGGAAAGATCCCATGTTGGCATTGTTAAGAAAATTTGCCAAAGATAACGGATGTACGATTATTGAATCATATGGTCGTCCTGGTTGGGAAAGAATATTTAAAGATGATGGATTTCAACAACGATTTATGTTTTACGAATTACCCGTGGAGAATTAAGAATGTTCAATAGTAGATTTGGTATAGGTGTTTTAAAGCATCCTGGCTATAACGGCAAGGGAGATCCTCCTGCTCCAGCACCTACAACAAGCACAAGTTACTCTACAAACGTTCCTGAGTACGCTGAACCGTATGTAATGAACATGCTTAATGCTGCGCAAGCGCAGATATACAACCCATCAATGTCTGGGTTTAATCCATATACACCTTACAGTAATAATCCTCAAGACTTTGTTGCAGGCGCTTCTCCAATGCAACAACAAGCTTACTCCACAGCAGCAAATATGAGAGTGCCTGGTCAGTATGGACTAGCTACAGGTGCTACTATGGGCGCTATGGGTGGCTTAGGTGACGTAGGTTATCAAATGGGTAATGCTGGCATGAACTATGCTAACCAAGCTATTAATCCATATGCTACACAAGCATACATGAATCCTTACCTACAAGCTTCATTAGCTCCACAACTTCAATTAGCTAACCAACAATACGACATTGCTGGACAACAACAACAAAGTAAAGCAGCTCAATCTGGTGCCTTTGGTGGTAGCCGTGAAGCGCTTATGTCAGGACTTAATAGACAAAATCAAATGTTAGCTCAAAACCAAATCATTGGTCAAGGTTACAACAGAGCTTTTGATGCAGCACAACAAGCACAACAATTTGGTGCCAACCTAGGACTACAAGGGCAACAAGGTCAAATGCAGGCATTGCAAGGGATCATGGGCGGTGCTAATCAACTAGGTGGTTTAGGTGGTGCGCAACTTGCAGCACAACAAGGTATTGCTAACTTACAAAATCAATATGGTCAGCAACAACAAGGTCAACAACAAAACATCATTAACCAAGCAGTTCAGAACTACGCTACTGCACAACAATATCCATTCATGCAATTGGGTCTACTTAACTCCATGTTACGTGGCTTACCAATGCAACAAAGCTCTACACAAATGTATCAAGCACCTCCAAATCCATTGTCTCAAATTGCAGGTCTTGGTGCAGCTGCTTATGGACAATTTGGTGGTGGTAAAAAAGCAGGCGGTGTAATTAAAGCTGCTGGTGGCATTCCTATGTCTAGATTTAACCAAGAACAATTAAACAAAGTTCAAAGTAGCCCATACTCAACACCATTAGCTAAAGTAGTAGCAACAGGTGAATTGGGTTTACAAAACTATATTAAAGCAAATCCAGAATCTAAGAATGTATTTGCACAATTGCCACCTCCACAACAAGCAACACAACAAATGCCATCACCTGAGCAAATGGCTATGATGCCACAAAACAGAGCTGGCCTAGATGCTATTGGCACTGGTGAAATGGTTCCAACTGTAAGCGCTGCTGGCGGTGGTTTACTAGCGTTCGTAGGTGGTGGTGATACATCTTATGATGGAGCCAATCTACCCACTCCAGGACCACAAGGATTAGATGGCATTGATCCAATGAAAGTAGATCCAGGCACTTTAATTAGACAAGCTCTATTAAGCTCAAGACCAGAAAGTGAAGCTGCTAAGGCACAAAGAGAAGCTTTAGAAGCTGGCATTAAAGAGCGTGAAGCTGACATGGGTAAAGATAAATGGACTATGCTGGGCCTTAATTTAATGGCTCAAACGGGACCATTTGCACTTACTAATTTGGGTAACGCTGGTAAAGATACGCTTAACTGGATGGCTACTCAAAAAGATCTTACTGACAAGGATCGTAAAGAACTTCTTAAACTTGCAGTTGAACAAGATAAGAATAAGCTTACACGTGATGATCTCTTGCTTACAAATCTTAATACAGTTGAAGCTAATAAAGCTACTAAGATGTATCAAATTGAATCACTCAAGATTCAAAGACAAGCACAAGAAGATGCTAAAAAAGTTACAAATGAAGCAGCGGCCTCTAAATTATGGGCAGATACTTTATCTAAAAACTTACTAAATGCAAGAACAAACGCAGCTAGAACAAATACAGATATAAGTGAAGCAGAAGCCTATAGACAAGCGCATGAAGAAACGTATAATACTCTTAAAGCTACACCTATGTTTAAGTTATTGAAAGATGTAGAAGCTCCAGTACCAGCAGCACCACCACCTCCACCTGCTCCAAAAGAGCCTGGATTCTTAGATAAGCTAGGTAATATATTTGGTAGCGATAAAAAAGTAATTAATTTTGATGCACAAGGTAAACGAATACCATAATGTCTGATATAGTCGCTAAATTAGCGGACGGTACAGAACTTAGATTTCCAGCAGGTACGGCAGATAGCGTAGTAGATTCTACGGTACAAAATTATCTAGCAGACCCAGCCAATCAAGTTGCTGCATCTCCAAAATCACAGGCTCCTGTAGCTCCTACAGGCCCTGAAGGCGCACCCATACCTTCCGTTCTACAAACACAGCCCCAAGTTTCAGAAGATAGACCAATTGTTGGATCTGCTAAAAAAGGCATAGTTAATCTACAGCAAACTGGTGAGAACTTACGTCTTGCTAATCTTATGGAATTACAAGATGCATACAAACAACAGTATGGTCAAGAATATGAAAACGCTCCACAAGAAAAGATTGCAGATCTACAAAAGCTAGAAGATGACATTAATACTTCTAAACGTGTATCTACATCTTACGATTTAAAACGTCAAACACTCAGTAAGCAATATGGTATTACGCCATTATCTCAAAAGCTAGATGAAGTTCAATCTACCCCAGAATATCAAAATGCAAGTGGCATTCAAAAGTTTCAAACTATTGGTGAAACATTACTTAAAAATCCAGGAGACATTCCTTCTTATATTGGTAATATTGGATTAGAAAGTTTACCTAATTCAATGGCCATGATGGCTTCTGCTGTTGTTGCTAGGTACATGACTGGTAGTCCATCTTCTACAGCTGTAGCAGGCGGTGCTACATCTTCGTTCATGGAGTTTGGTAATCAGTATGTGAACAATAGAGAGCAAGGTAAATCTCATAAAGACGCCATGGCGGAAGCATCTGTTAAATCTGGCATCATTGGTTATTTTGATGCTGTATCATTTGGATCTGCTGGTAAAGCATTAGAAGAAATTATTAAAGAATTTAGCAAAGGTGCTATTAAAGCCACTGCAAAAGAAGTTGGAAAAGAAACTTTTAAACAAGCAGGTTATGGCGCTGCTGGGGAAGCTGTAGGATCAGTTGCTACTGGACAGCCTATTGACCCACGTGCCGTAGTAGAAGAAGCTTTAGGTGAAATTGCTGGCGCACCTATGGAAGCTGTTACAACTTACAGATCCAATAAAGCTCTTGCTACACCTAAACCACCTCCAGTATCTGAAAGAATAGAACCAGAAGTCACACCTAGAGAACCAGTAGTAGAAGTTGGTCAACCTACTATCGTTCCATCTCCAGAGATTGAAGCATACGATAAAGAGATTGCTAAAGCTAAACCTACAGAACCTACACAAGCAGCGCCTGAGTCACTCTCACATGATGCTCAAGCTATGATGGATGAGCTATCTGGTAAAGATGTTGAATATATACCAGAAGAAGAAGATAAGGTTGTTACCAAGGCTGTTGAAGCACCTAAAGAAGAGGCTAAACCAGCAGAAGAACAACAAGCCGTATTAGATGAAGCTAATAAAATTCTTACGGTGTTTGAAGCTAACAAAACTAAAGTCCCAGTTCAATATGTTCAACTTACTGAAGATCTTAAGAATGGCGACATCACATCAATGCGTGATCTCAGGGATTATAAAAAACTTTATGATATTCTCTCTAAACCAAAAGAAGAACCTACAGGTATTATTACTGAAGAAGAAAAAGAATTTACACCTGTAGGTGGAAGACTTATCAACAAAGCTGATGTTGAAAAAATTGGCACAGAATCCAAACGTGCATTAGAACAAAACTTAGAGACTCAAGAAGCTGAAAAAGAAGCTACACTTAAACGTGAAATTCGTGAAGAAAAGTTTAGAGAGCCTGTAACACAAACTCTATCTGCAAGACTAGTTCAAGAAGGTGGTATTGCCAGAAGTCAAAAGCGAGATATGCTTGGAGAGACTGGTAAGATCTCAGGCTACGACCATGTGTTTAGAGAAAATGGCGGTGATCTTTTAACTATGGTTAAAGATGGTTTGCTTGATGATTACTTGCCACCAAATATTAGGTCTACAGCTACACCACCAGATGGATTGTTTGATGCACGCCCAGGATATAACTACATATCTGATCTCATTGGTACTGGTGAAAAGGTTCATCACTATGATTATGAGATGGCTAAGCTTCAACATGAAAACATTGTGGCTGAAAAGAACTTAGCTAAACAATACATGGAGCCTAATGAATCTGCTCGTGCTGCAGCCGCTGAAGAGCAAGAAAAAGAATACATGAATGTAGCTCCTACTGAAAAAGTTATCCCTACTCCATCAGAAGCTAAGTTTCATGAAGAAGCTAAAAATTATGTAAGCGAAGCTCCAGCATACAAGTTTGATAGTGAAGCACCTTCATTTAAGATTGAAATGAATAAGCTTAGACGTAGAATTAAACAAGGTAGCGTGACTCAAGAAGAAGTCATTCCAGCTATTGAAGAGATTTATCAATCTACTAAAAAAGAAAAGCCTATTCTTGATCGTCAACGTGGCGCTGCAATTATCAAAGAAAAACTATTAGCAGCTAAGCGAAGAAAAGAACTATCACCAGAGATGGTTGATATGGCCGAATGGTTTATCAATCAGAATCCAGACTTAGTTAAAGACTTAGCTGTATCAATTAGAGCCAACAATCGTGATGGCGTAGCTGGTGGTTACTTACCATTAAGTAAACTAGCTAAGATATTTAAATACTCCCCAAACGATACAACTGCAGTTCATGAAATCTTACATCATACAGAACGCATGATGCCTAAAGATATTCAAGAGGCAATTAGAAATGCATGGTCTAAGAGCTTACAACGTGATGCTGAAAAAGCATTTGGCGGCAAGAACGAAGCTCTAAAACAATATTATAGAGACGTAATTGACTTTCATTACGAAGGTAAAATGGAATCTGAAGCTAGAGCTATGCAATTGCTTGCTGATAATGTGATAGGAAATATACATTACAAAAACTTTAATCCATCTGAGTTTTGGGCTGTTAAAGGTTCAGATATTGTTCAAGGTAGATACAAAGCTAATATAAGCGATTCAGTCGTAGCCAAGATCAAGAACTGGCTCAAAGAGTTTATTGAAACAGTTAAAGGTATATTTAATATTAGTGATGATGCAGCAGTCATTAAAGCTTTAAATAGCTTAGCTAAATCTGATGGTAAGTTTGTTACCGATATGATTCATGAAGGTGAAGAGGCTTTTGATGTTAAAGATAAAGCAGACATCAATACTCCAGAGTTTAAAAAATGGTTTGCTGGATCAGAAGTTGTAGATAAAAAAGGTAAGCCTCTAGAAGTTTATCATGGCACTTTAGAGCCAGACATTCAAGAATTTAAACCAGAGTTTGTAGGTAGAACTGGATTCCCTGATACTCAGGTTGGTGAAGCATACTTCTTCTCCAATCAACCACTAACTGCATCTATGGTTGCTGAGACAATTGGCCATGATAAAAATGGTCGTCCAATATACTCAGAGCAAAGATCTACTGTAATGCCTGTATATCTATCCATGGAAAATCCATTAGTATTTAAGGCTCAAAAATATTCAGCAGAAGATACTATAGATTCATATCGCATGGCTGAAATGATTACACGAGCAAAGGCATTAAAACGAGATGGTGTAATATATAAAACTCCTTCCATGGGAGATACCTATGTTGTATTCAAACCAGAGCAAATTAAATCTGTATATAACAAAGGTGCATTTGAAAGAACAAATAAAAATATATACGCAAATATTGGCGGCAAACCTAAAGAAAATATTCCTAAAGGATTACATCCTTATGTGTGGGATAAATTTAAAAAGATGTTGGCCGCTGAAGAAAAGGCAAGCAAGTACAATTACAGATCAGTAAAACGTGAAGCTACAATGTCTGCTAGAAGATATTTAAAATCACTAGAAAAATATCATCCAAATGAAGATCCATTAAAAATAGATCGGAAATATCAATATGAATATGGAAAGCTTACTGATCCAGAATATATAGAAAAGTATGGCCAATATGCATTCCCAGATTTGTATGCAGCCGACCAAGCTAAACAAAAAGAATACCTAAGTATTGGCAAACCACCTAAAAACTTTAAAGGCCAAGATGTTATTCCAAAATGGAATGCTCCTGAAGAATCTAAAGTAGATGACTGGCTTTATATTCTTCAAGACAAAAACATTGACTCCAAACGTGTTCAGCAGATTATTGAAAAAGCTGGCAAAAAAATTGAAGATGACTGGAACTTCTATGAAAAAGAACAGTTATTTCACGGCAGAACTGCATCTGGTATTCGTAAATTCCTATTACAAGAAGTATTACCTGCAGCTAAAGAAATGCAAAGGCTAAAAGTTACACCTGAAGAAATTCATAATTATCTATTGAATCGCCATGCGGAAGAACGCAACATTCAAATGAATAAGATTAATCCAGCTATCTACGATGCTAAAACAAACACTACAAAACCAAACCCATTAAAAGATCAAGGATCTGGTGTCCATACGGATAAGGCAAAAGAGTATTTAAATAACTTAGATCCAGCTAAAAAGAAAGATTTAGAAGCTGTGGCAAAGTACTTTGATAAGATGATTAAAGGCACACAAGGCGTTTTAATGAATTCTGGCGCTGAAACAGGTGCTACCATTAGAAAATGGAATCAAACATATAAACAATATGTTCCATTAATGCGTAAAGAAGATCCGTCATCTAAGACGCAAGGTGTCATAGGCACTGGACAAGGCTATGCAAGTCGTGGGGATGTGAGTAAGCGTGCTTTAGGTTCATTAAAAGAGCATGAAGATATCCTTGGAAACATTATTGCTCAACGTGAACGTGCTATTATTCGTGCTGAAAAAATCAGAGTAGGCCGTGCATTATATGGTCTAGCTATTCAAAACCCTAACCCAGAATTCTGGTTGCCTGTTAACCCAGATGCAATTAGAAATAAAAAACAAGCTGTTGTAGAATTAACACGTCTTGGTATTACTAACGCTAAACTTGTCGTAGATAATTTAATGGCAGAGCCTAAAGAGCGCTACCTTAAAAAAGTTAAAGAAGCTGAAGGCACAGAGCCAGAAGAAGATTTTGATTTTGATTCAGGACTTCCAGTCAATCAAAGCAAAGAAGTGGTTGACTCTAAAGTTAATGTGATGGCACGTTATAAAGATAATGTGTTTCCAGTTCGTATCGATGGTAAAGATAGATTCATATTCTTTAATATGAACGATCCAAGAGCTATGCGCATGGTCATGGCAATAAAGAACTTAGATGTAGAAGAGCTAGGTATGGTTGAAAGCATAGCAGGTCGTTACACATTATGGTTTAAGAACGTTAATACTCAATACAATCCAGTATTTGGTTTAAAAAACTTTATACGTGACTATTCAGCGGGCAATCTAAATCTAACAAGCACGCCTATTAATGGAATGCAAGCTCAAATTACTGCGGATATGATGCCAGCCATGAGAGGCATTATGGAAGTTATTCGTAACGAACGCAAGGGCATAGCAACTGCAAATACTAAATGGGGTAAGTTTTTTAAACTAATGCGTGATCAAGGCTTTCAAACTGGCTATCGTGATTCATTGGTGCGAAACCAAGAAGAAATGCAAATTGTTAATAATATCTTAGAAAAGCTAAGCGAAAAGGGCATAAAAGCCAATGTTAAAAAAGCTTTTAGTTATATCGCTGGGGGTTTAACAGACTTTAATGATGTCATGGAAAATTCTATCCGCCTTGCTACCGCTAAAGCCGCTCTTGATAGAGGATTGTCTCCACAACAAGCTGCAATCATTGCTAAAAATATTACAGTGAACTTTGATAAAAAAGGTGCTAAGACTCGTTCAATTGGTGCGTTATATGCTTTCTTTAATCCTGCCGTACAAGGTACTGAACGTATATATCAAACACTTAAAGGTCCTGCTAAAAATTATATTATTGGTGGCGGCATCTTAGCTGGTATGATACAAGCGGTAATGATGGCTATGGCTGGGTATGATGATGAAGATCCTCCAGAATTTACTAGACAAAAAGCATTTGTAATTCCAATGCCTGACGGTCATTACCTACCTATACCATATCCACAAGGCTATAATATCTTACCTAACGTAGGAAGACACGTTATGGACTTTATTATTAATGGCGGTAAAAACCCTGGTAAGCACGTAGCTGATCTTACAGGGGCTATTATGGACTCATTAAGTCCGTTAGGTACTATAGGTTGGACTATGCAATCTATTGCTCCTACTGCGCTTGACCCAGCAGCTGCTATATTTGAAAACAAAGATGCATTTGGTAGGCCTATAGCACGTAAGGATCGTGAAACATCTCCTACACCAGGCTATTCTAGATCAAGAGATACTGCTTCTACATTAAGTAAAGGTATTGCTGAGTTCTTAAACTCTGCTTCTTTTGGAGATAAGTATGTCAAAGGAAGTATCAGCCCTACTGGAGATCAATTAGATTTCCTTGCTGGTCAAGTTGGTGGTGGATTATACCGTGAAGCGTCTAAAGCAGCTGAGTATGTTAAATCTAAGTTTACTGGTGAAGAAGTGCCAGCATACAGAGTTCCTATTGTAGGCCAGTTCCATGGCGAAGTGGGTCAGCCCGCTGCGATTGCAAATAAATTTTATCAAAACGTTACTCGCATGACGGATCATGAGAATACAATTAAGGGATTGAGAGAAGATAAATTACCTAAAGATCAGTATATGGCCAAGTATCCTGAGGCTAAACTTTGGCATAAAGCTAACACGACAGAAAATAGAATTAATCAAATAAACAAACAGAAGCGTGAAGATATTAAGAAGAATAAACCAAAAGAAGTTATTCAAAGACATGATGAGAAAAAGACTCGTATTATGAAAGAGTTTAACGATGAGGTTAAGCGATTGACTCCTGATTAATCTCAGTAATTACCACGTCACACATCCCGCCCTTAGTTACATCCATCCTAGTAATACATAGCTTGTCTATTTGAGAATCATTCTCATATGTCCCAGCATGCTCTAAAGCATCCAATAAGGGCTTTAAAACATTATCAACGTCACGCTTCCTGTTATCAGGAGGGTATAGGTATACCTCCATATGCAAACGTGCGTTTAAAGTGCCTTGCTGTGCGGAATAGACACATAAAAACACGGCTTCTCTGAACTCTTTTCCCTTCTTTCCTAAAAACTTCTTGGTTCCGACTTGGCCCCAATAATGATTAACGGTTGGAGGGTATGGTAATTTTAGTTTAATTGTTTTCATATGTGGTATTATAGCAGATGAATTAATATAGGTACAACCTATTGACATGTATTTTATTATATGCCAATATGTTGTTTCATTATATACGAGGATTTGTGTAATGGAACCATTGACAGCGTTAGTTCAAGTAGTATGTTTATTATTTGGTTATATGGATAAACAAGATAAGTTTATGGATGAGTGTTTAAAAACAAAGACTAAAGTTGAATGTCAACAATTATGGAGGGAAAAGAAATGAAAAGATTTATATCAATTACAGAACACTTAATGACAGATCAAAAGTATAACGATCTTATTAAGGATGGCTTTGAGCCTACAGAGTTTATTACATCTATTACAGCCGACCATGCAAGAGATCGTGGGTTGGAAACTAAAGTTAGATGTATAGAAGTAGATTACGACATATTACATGACGTGTATAAGTCAGTAGATACGATTGCTACCAATAAGGCATTTGATGAATTAGGTGAAGTGGTATTAAATAATGCTATGTGTGTAGGTGGAAACTGCGAGGCGTAAATGAAGATAACTAATAATTTTAAGTTACCTCAACCATTTCTAAACATAGCTAAGAACCCTAGTTACTCAAAAGGTAAGGCTCATATATCAGCTACAAGTTTACTTAATAGCCCTAAGATTGTGACCTTATTAAAGAAACATGATGATGAGTTAGAGCAAGACGTTGCAGATATGATATGGTCCATCTTTGGATCAGCAGTTCATAACGTGCTTGAAAAAGGTGCAGATGAACATAACTTGGTTGAACAACGTTTCTTTGCTGAAGTAGATGGTTGGAAAGTATCAGGTGCTATTGATCTTCAAGTGGTTGATCCTGACGGTATCCATATTAAAGACTATAAGACAACATCTGTTTGGGCTGTGATGAATGATAAGCCTGAATGGGAACAGCAACTTAACATCTATGCGTGGTTAGTGCAAAAAAATAAGCAAGTGCCTATTAAGTCATTGCAGATTGTAGGTATCCTTAAAGATTGGTCTAAGCGTGAAGCTGATCGCAAGCCTGAGTATCCACAAAAAAATGTAGCTATAGTAGATATTGCACTATGGACATTTGAAGAGCAAGAAGCTTTTATCAAAGGCCGTATTGCTAAACATAGTGCTGCTGAGTTTGCTTTAGAGACTAATGTTGATCTTCCTGATTGCACGCCACAAGAGATGTGGGAAAAACCTCCTGTATGGGCAGTGATTAAAGTAGGTGGCACAAGAGCCAAATCACTTCATGACACATCAGACATGGCAGCAATTGCCTTGGAAGAAGCTGGTCAAGGATATGAAATACAAGAGCGCAAAGGCGATAGAACTAGATGTAAAGATTATTGCATAGTTAATAGATGGTGCAAACAATACAAGGATTATCAAAATGCAAGATCTGATTGAACTTAGGAATCATTTATTAAATGACTGTAGCTATATAGACGGAAAATTGTTTTGGAAAAAAAATAAACAAGGTCGAATAGAAGGAAGAGAAATTGGTCGTGTCAGTCATAGAGGATATAGACATGTAAACTATAGAAGCAAAACATACTTTGTACATAGGCTTATATTTTTGTTTCATCATGGTTATTTGCCACCAGTTTTGGATCATATTGATGGAGATCCATTAAATAATAAAATTGAAAACTTAAGAGAAGCAACACGAAGTCAAAACAATATGAATAGCAAAATAACACATAGAAATAAAACTGGTTACAAAGGCATAAGTTGGGTTGAAAAAGAGAAAAGGTATGTATGTACAATCCAAGTTCCAAAAAATAAAAAGATTGTTAAAAGATGTAAAACTCTTGATGAGGCAATAGTGGTTATAAAAGATTTAAGAGTCAAATATCATGGTGAGTTTGCTAGACATGAATAATAAAATACAATCAGACGGATCTACGGCAAGTTATTATGAGCTTCCTAAAGATGCAACTGAGCTACAACATCTTATCAGTGCAAAGAATATGAATGCACAGATTGGTGAAATCTTTAGAGCGTGTTATCGTTATGGACAAGTATTACATAGTCCTGAACTAAGAGACGCTAAGAAGATTAAGTTTTACATAGATGCAGAAATAGAAAGATTAACTAAACTAGAAGAGGGGAAATAAATGAACGTGTATAAAAAGCTACAACAAGCGAGGCTTAAGTTACAACAAGCACCGCTAAAGAAATCTGGCAGAAATAAATTTGCTGGATATGAGTATTTTGAATTAGCAGACTTCTTGCCATCGATCCAAACAATCTTTGCAGAAGTAGGCTTATGTGGGACTGTATCATTTGGTACAGAATTGGCAACGTTAACCATCGTAGACACAGATGCAACTACTGATACACAACCAAACTTTGTGATATTTAGTTCACCTATGTCTACGGCTGAGTTAAAGGGTTGTCATGCAATTCAGAACCTTGGAGCAGTGCAGACTTATTTGAGACGCTATCTTTGGGTGGCAGCTATGGAGATCGTTGAACACGACTCTCTTGACGCTACTACAGGAAAAGATGACTCAAAAAAAGCTGAGCCTACAGAATCAAGTCCACGCATTGTAGGCGTAGCAACACCGTGGCGAAAGGGCGAAGATCCTAAAGCTTGGGTTATAGATGCACCAGCTTATACGGAATCAGACGCAATTTCATGGCTGAATCTTATTCAAGATAGCACAACAATGTTCTTAGGAATGTGTACCAAAACAGAAGATATTATGGATATATTCAAAAAGAACAAAGTGTTATTTGATAAGTTAAAAGAGGTAGATCCTGAGACCTTCAGCAAAACGATGGAGCAATTTACATTAACTAAAAATAAACTAGAGGAGAAAGAAAATGGCTGAACAACGCCCAAATAGCGGTACATTAGGTAAAAACAGATATAAAGAGAAAGATAATCAACCAGATCTTACAGGCAATATCCATGTAGATCGTAACTTGCTTATTGATTTATTATCTAAGAATAAAGATAGTGCTTTAATTAACCTACGTGTATCTGCGTGGAATAAGCAAAACAACTCTACAGGCGAAGGCTTTTTAGGTTTAGCTGTATCAGAACCTTTACCTCCAAAGCAACAAGCTGGTAAGAATCCCTGGGAGGCTTAATGGAAACTATTCAGTTTGAAGGTATTAAGGTAGCCCTTAAACAAGACAAAACTGGATATGTTTTAACACTTTCTATGCATCCTGACGACATCCCTGAGAGTTTACTTAGGGATTTTGTCGGTGCTAGATACCAAGTTGTAATGGTGAGATTGGATACTAATGAAGCTCCAATCGACAGACAAGAAGAGTTTGCTGCCGATAGGTCTATCCGTATCTCAGGTATGTTAGGACGTGATCCAAAATTTTGGGACTATTTATTTTCATTGGGTGAAATATCCACAAAGGATTATGAAACCGCAAAACAATGGATGAGATTTCATTTAGATATAGAGTCTTTGTCTTATCTCAAAACAAACGTACAAGCACAAGTAAGGCTTGATAAATTATATAAGGATTACACTTCATGGAAACAGGTAAACTAATACCGTATTCAGTTTATCTTCCAAGCGAGCTACATAAGAAACTTAAAGCGCTTGCTAAAGATAGGAAAGCATCGGAACTTATCCGCAATGCTATTCAAATGATTATTGACGGCAATACTGTATATAACAGTGGATACAATATGGCGTTAAAAGACACCATTGATATCGTTAATAGTAATGAAAGCGCTATCACTGTATCAGTGCATGGCATATTGATTGCTGATAATATCATTTCAGATATTAAATCATTGGAGTTATCCAAATGACAGATAATGAAAAAGAATACATGGAGTCATTGTATGCTGGACTTGCCATGATGGGATATCTCATTCGTGGCGCTCCTATCCATAAGATTCCAGGAGATGCTAAAGCTATGGCTAAGGCCATGATGGAAGAAGAGCCTACATTGGGTCTTCCAGCCATTAAAAGAAGAGCAAGAAAATGAGTGAGTTATTAGCATTTTTCTTTATGTATCACTTTAATGCAGAATGGGGTTTCTGGGTAGCATTTGGCTTTGTATTAGTTATGGAAGGTTATTGCAAGGGTAAGGAGCGTGAAAAGATTGATGAATTCTTAGCCAATTCTAAAAAAGAATTTAAGTTAAGAGAATTAGAGCGTGAAGCTGAAGAACCACATATCTACTTAGGTGATTTACATGACAGATAAAAAGTATTGCTCATCATGCCTACAATTTAGGCCAGCAGATACTGGTAAGGTAGTTTCAACTGCTAACAAACACATCAAGCGTTTTAAGTGTTCAGTATGTTTAAGTAAAATGATTATTCCAAAAAAGGAGTTATATGTTAGACGAACTAGTCAAGCTAGCTGAAGAGCTATACAAAAAAGATAAAGACATGGGTAAGCGTATGGGTGATTTACTCATTGAGTTACATGCAAAAATTACAGAACAACATAGAGTGATGAATCTCATGACTCAGGATATTCGTGATATGCTTGCTCATATTCAAAAACTAGAAGGCATTCAAGAGGTAGAAGATGGAAAACTATAAACAATGGATGGAACAGAAACTTACTTCAGAAGATATGGACAAACTGCCTAAGGTTGTTAAGCCATTATCCAATGAAAAGATTATAGATATTCTGAAAGAGAATAGCTGGAATGTAGATGAGCCAGATGATCTTATTCAGTTTGCTAGATTCATAGAAGAAGCGCATGGCATTGTATAGAAACAAAAAGTTACTAGAAATAGTAAGAGAATCTCCATGCCAAGTATGTGGCCTTGAAGATGGTACAGTTGTTGCAGCACATTCAAATCAATCAAGAGACGGCAAATCAATTGCCATGAAAAGTTCTGATTACAGAATAGCCGCAATGTGTTATAAATGTCATTCTAATCTAGATCAAGGTAGCAAAATGACTAGAGAAGAACGAGTTGAAATGTGGGAAGAAGCGCATAGAGCCACCATAGGTTGGCTATTTGAAAAACAACATTTGGAGGTTAAATGATTATCAGATTAACAAATGCATCAAAAGATTTTAAAGGCCAAGAAATCCTTATTAATACACGACACATTATTTCAGTATTTCAAGATAACTTAATATTAGATGACAAAACTGTAGAGATAGTTTCTAATATATATGCTGTGACTCAACAAAGCTGGGTAGTAAAAGAAACAGTAAATGAAATTTTTAAAATGATACAAGATAGGACTCTTATATGAAAGAACAATTTGGATTGTTTATAGGAATATTAGGCATATGTATGATTCCTTTTGCCATTGTATTTGTAGCCTTTAGAGCCGCATGTAGTTTTGTAAGTAGAACAGCTATGGAAGGATTGCATGATGATTAAACAAGAGCCATACGCCTGGATTTACGAAGAGTTTGATCACAACAACAAACTTGTCAATAGCTTTATCTCTCCATTTAAACCATCTGAAATATCCTTCAAGAACGAATTAAAATCTAAGCTTCACAATATCACCCTTACACCTTTGTATAGATGTGATGATAAAGCTGAAAAGCATATTGCTATTAAACGTTATGACAGCAGGTTATTAACAGAAGCTAATCTAGGACATTAACATGGAACTCATTGACGAATACACCGTAAAAGAAACATACAAATACTTGCGTAGCATGCCTCCAATGATGGACTGGAATCTTCCTCCAGCACATAAGATTATATTTCAAGTAGATGATGATCCAGAAGTTATGGGTTCTATGCATGTAGAGCCAATTAAAATTCACTTAAGCACGTACCACCAAGAAACATTTAATAATTTAGTAAGAACGCTTGCTCATGAGATGGTGCATTTAAAGCTTTACTTAGATGGAAAAAGCAATTATGATCACCACGATAAGACTTTTAGGAAATTCATGAGTAAATTCAATGCAGTAATGGGTTATGACAAAAGAGAAATGTAAATTAACGAAAGGGAAAAAATGAAATACAAATCAGTATTAGTTATATCGGACTTACATATACCGTATCACCACCCAGACGCATTTAGATTCTTAACTGCACTGAAGAAGAAATATAAACCAGACTGCATCATTAATATTGGTGATGAGCTTGACATGCATGCTATGTCAATGCACGACTCTGATCCAGACCTATATTCTGCTGGCCACGAGCTTGCAGCCTCTATAGCATATATCCAAGAACTTGAAAAGATATTTCCTAAGATGACGATAGTTCACTCTAACCATTCATCTATGTTATTTAGACGTGCATTAAAGCATGGAGTTCCCAAAGGTTACTTAAAGCATTATAATGACTATTTAGGCGTTGGTAATGGATGGCAATGGGTAGACGACCACACAATTACATTATCTGATGGAAGTCGTTGTTTTTTTACTCATGGATTATCTGCTGATGTTCTTAAAGTAGCCATGCAATATGGGATGCACACCGTACAGGGTCATTACCATACCAAGTTCAGCATAGGTTACTACTCAAATCCAGACGCATTAGTTTGGGGCATGCAAGTTGGATGCTTAATCAATCAGAAATCAATGGCATTCCAATACGCTAAGAACTTTAAGACTAGGTTTATTGTAGGTTGTGGCATGATTATTGACGGCCAGCCGAAGCTAATGCCAATGGTGTTAAATGAAAATGGCAAGTGGACGGGTAAGTTAGTATAGGAGTTATAAATGGCAAGTGAAGCAGGAAAAGGTAGTAAGCAAAGACCAACTGATAAAGAGGCCTACGATGAGGCCTACGAGCGAATATGGGGCAAGAAAAAGAATCAGCCCTACAAAGAGAAGCCTTATAAAGAAGGCGTCTATTATGATTCAGACTCAGACAACATCAATGACATTCGTTATGATGTAAAATACATACCAGAAGACCGCTATGATGAATGACGTTCCTAGCCCTTGCATTAATATATGCAAGCTAGAAAATGGTGTTTGTAGTGGTTGCGGTAGATCTAAAAGAGATATAAAGAATTGGTCTCAGTATAACAACGAGACTAAGTATCAAATCGTTCACAAAATTAAGAAGAAAAAAGCATGGGAAAATTACAAGCAGTCACAGATGGCATAGTTGTATTAGCACTTGTCTATGCGCTTGGCAATCTAGGCCTTGGCGTGATTCTTGCTTATCAATGGATTCAATGTATCCCATACATGTAAAAGGGGCCGAAGCCCCTTGCACTAATAACAATCTGTAACAATAACCATTATTTATTCATTACGTACATAGTTACTTCAAAGCCAAAACGCATTTCTGTTGCTGATGGAGTTGTCCACATAATATTTTCCTTTGTATATAAAAAAGATCTATTTTTGCTATACAAACACCTTTGTATGTAATTTACTCCATACAAGCTAGTTTGTATGTATTATTATGCGCTTTTTGCTATACAAAATACTCAGTAAAACCATGAATCAGGCCTAATTCTATATAACATTTAGTTATATACAACTATTTCTATATAATTTTCATATATTACTTGACACATATATATGGATTTGCTATATTTCTACTTGTGAGTCCCTTTCCTCACGCTCTTCCTTTATCTACTCTCTCTGATAATGTGAAACCCTCGGTGTCCCTCGCACCTTAAAAACCCTTAGACTGATCATCTAGGGGTTTTTTCTTTCTACCACTTGCAAAAATTTCCAAACAGGCGTATATTAATAAATGAGAGAAGTAAAAAGGAAGAGGATGATGTATTTCTACGTCATTATCTTTTCCCTTTTATTTCATTCCGTACTCCAAACGATATTAATGAGCCTACATGGGCTGCTTGGAAGAATACATAGTATCCTGTCTACACCCGCAGGCTCTACTGGATAGCGTTAAATGGCGACTATCATGTTAGCATAGGACTGGGGTGGTACTACCTACTATGCATGCTGAAGAACATTAACTCTGTGTAGGATTGGTATTGTGAGTGCTGGTATTCATGATATGGATCAAAGGTGGTTCCTACCACCCTAGGTATCCTATTGTCTAAAATTATAGAAAGGAAGCATATGGATTTTACCCACGCAGTAGTAGACGATGGCGATATCATCAGGAAATATCGTTGGTCTAAACGAGAGGCTAAGTGGTATAAAGATTCACATCCAAATATAGATGTGATAGAGTTACCTAAAGAACCAAAGAAAGAATTTAATACTAACGACTACGAGGAGGCACCATATTAATGGCAAAATATAAATTAGTAATGAAGGAACTAGACTTTAAGAACACGCTTGAATTTGAAGCTGATGGATTAGAAGATGTGATAGCTAATATGGAAATCTTTTTAAAGGGTAATGGATTTTTCTTTGATGGAGCATTAGATATTCATGAGGGCGAAGTCCAAAAGAATGCTATGCACTATGTATGTAGACAAACAACCGATAGAGAATTTGATGATATCATTACTGATAGCGATCAACTAGACATGGAGTTTAAAGATGACTCAAGATTATAAAATAAGGAAACTATGGAGAGTTAAACTTCATGCTAAACGTTGTAACGATCAAGATCATTCAGACGCAAGGTATGAAAGAGACGCTCAAGTATTAAACAGAGCAATGGCAATTTATAAAGTAGAAGGTAGGAAAGCAACATGGTAGATACAAATAAAACAATAATAGTTGAAAATGTTTTAGTTAAGGGGTATATTAAGCACCCTAACGGAAAGAAGACGATGTTTGAATTTAACAAACAAGATTTCAAGCCGTCAGCATTCGAGAAAATATTTGAGGAAGTAGGGAGAAAGTTTTAATGTATACAAAGTTAGATGATGAGAGACATGCTAAGTTGATTCAGAAATATATCAGTGAACATCCAGAAGATTGTGTTAAAGACATTGTACAAAATTGCAGAGTTACACGTAGACGTTTATTGCAATTAAAAACAGAAGGATTAGTTTCATTACCAGAACCAATGGCACTTGGTGTCAGAAATAAGAGATGGCGTGAAAACAAAGCCGTTCAATCAGCAAGTTCATGATGCATGTGATCCACCCGCAAGAGAAGCAGTAATTAAATATATTAAAGATACATGGGGTTTAAATGCTTGGCATAACCCAAACAAGTATGCAGTAGATTTAATTATTGAGCGGGATAAAGAGGCGATTGGGTATGCAGAGATAGAGATGAGAGATTGGGATCATTGCCCGTTCAAAACAATCCATATACCTAAACGAAAAGATAAACTATTTGATAACGATAGGGATACAATTTATTTTGTTGTGTCAAGAGGTATAACTAAAGCTTGGTATGTTAATTCACAGGTGATTAAAACTTCATCAGTGCATGAGATACCTAACAAAGCAGTTAGTCAAGGGGAATATTTTTATGATGTGCCTCTATACCTATTCACTGAAGTGAATTTGTAGCATAGAATTATAAATGAGAGATACCAATCCCGAATACACAGATTTAGAACATAGGATATTAGAACTATCTGATGTGATAGATATGTTGAATGAAGAGAATACACGATATAAAGATATCATTGCCTCTCAGCAATGGAATGCAACCGAGTTTGAAAAAGACTATATATTAAATGAGATCACTCAACTAAGAAAAGATGTGGCAGTATTAGAGAAGAGTGAGGAAAGTGCAATAGCTAGTCGTGATATGTTTCAAAATAGGAATGCTGAACTACTAAGACAATTAGCGTATTACAAGAAGCTTACCAAAGCTTAGCCCACCCCAGAGGGTATCTGGAAGTTAAAAGGATAATTATGTTAGAACTACGAGAACACCAAAAAGGTGTCATTGATGCATTGCGTCAGGGATTTAAAGATGGCCACAGATCACAACTACTATACGCACCCACAGGATTTGGCAAGACAGAAGTAGCTATTTATTTAATGGAGGCTACACGCAAGAAGGATAACAGATCAGCTATGATCTTAGATCGTATCGTATTAGTAGATCAAACATCACAACGGCTAGACAAGTATTCAATTTTTCATGGTGTGCATCAAGCTGACCATTGGAAATATAATACATCAGAACTCATTCAGATATGCTCATCACAAACACTAGAACGCAGGCAAGACTTTCCCAAGATGGATGTATTGATCATTGATGAGTGCCATATTACTAGGAAACAGATTAGCGAATTGATTCAGAAGAATCCTAAACTTAAAGTGATAGGATTGACTGCCACTCCATTCACTAAGGGATTGGGTAATTTATATACTAATGTTGTATGCGGTGCAACGACTCAATCATTAGTGGTTAATAAATGGTTAGCCCCACTCAGAGTTTATATTGCTAAAGAGATTGACATGAAGGGCGCTAAGAAGATAGCGGGTGAATGGTCGCCTGATGTAGTTACAGAACGAGGCATGAGAATTACAGGTGATATCGTTCAAGAATGGATTAAGAAAACTCATGAAGTATTCGGCAGACCACGCAAGACTATCGTCTTCTGTGCGGGAGTTGCTCATGGCCAAGACTTAGTTAAGCAGTTTGCCGAGAAAGGATATAACTTTGTATCTATATCTTATAAAGAGACAAGTGAATTTAAGAAGGAAGTCATTGAAGATTTCAGTAGGCCTGATACAGAAATACACGGATTGATTGCAACAGACATCTTAACTCGTGGCTTTGATGTGCCTGATGTTATGATTGGAGTATCAGCTAGACCATTCAGCAAGTCATTAAGTTCCCATATTCAACAGATGGGTAGAGTCATGCGCCCATGTCAAGATAAAGAGTTTGCCTTGTGGTTAGATCATTCAGGTAATTACCTACGCTTCCGTAATGATTGGGAAGATGTATATCAAAAAGGTGTTGAAGAGTTAGATGAAAGCAAGGTAGAACACGCTCATAAAGAACCCACAGAACGAGAAAAGAAGGAAGCTAAGTGTCCATCATGCGAAGCGTTATGGGAGCATGGGGCAGAGGAATGTTATGCTTGTGGTTATCTCAGGAAGAAAAAGCAATTTGGCTCATTAGCGGGTGAGATGCATGAATTAGGTATGAATGGTCGTGATGATGTAAGAGTCCGCCAACAATTCTTCTCAGAGTTATTATATGTAGCTAAGAATAAGAAGTATAGTCCTAATTGGGCAAGCCATAAGTATCGTGAGAAGTATGGTGTATGGCCTAGAGATTTAGTATTTAGAACCGAGACTCCATCCATTGCCACAATGAATTGGATTAAATCAAGAATGATTGCTTATAGTAGAGCAAATAAAAAAGATAGGAAAGTAGCATGAGATTTGAAGACTTTGCAAGGATACATGGTTTAATTATTGATAGTGTCATACCACATAGACAAGTAAGAACCCCGACAGAAGATCACCCAAGAAGTAATAACGGATCGTATAAGTTTCTAGGTGATGTAGGTTTTGTAATGAATTGGGCTACGATGGAAGAGCCAGCAGTATGGTTTCCCGATAAGAAAACCGCCTCAAGCGCAGTAATTAAAAAGAGTTCCGTAGATCACGCTAAAGAGCGTGAACGCCTAGCTAAGAAGGCTAGTGATAAAGCGGGGTGGATAATGCACCAATGCAAACAAGAAACCCATCCATACTTAGCTTCTAAAGGCTTCCCAGATGAGCTAGGGAACGTCTGGACAAAGGATAATGAGCGCATCTTAGTTATACCCATGCGGATCGACAAACGACTTGCGGGGTGTCAACTCATCGATGACAAGGGGGTCAAGAAGTTCCTGTATGGACAAACGACTAAGGGGGCAAGTCTTACCATGAATGCAAAGGGACTCCCCATCTTTTGCGAAGGGTATGCGACTGCCCTTAGCGTCAGAGAAGCCATGATCTTCAATAACATCAAGTATTCTATTCACGTCTGTTTCAGCGCATCCAATATGAAGTTCGTAGCAGGGCAGTTCCCCTATGGACTCATCATTGCCGATAACGATAATTCCCATGTTGGTGAGATTTCCGCTAGGAAAACAGGCAAGCCTTACTGGCTCTCTCCCGCAGTCTCCGAAGATTTTAATGATTTTCATAAACGAGTAGGCACATTTAAGGCCTCTCAATCCCTTAAAAAGAAGTTAATAGAGATAGGTAGCTTGGTGTTCTAAACTACCTATTATAGACTAATAAAAGTAAAGATTATTTACTTGGGCTAACAAAGGCTTCTTAAATACATTCTGCTTTGGGTGTATTCTGCTATCGTGAAAAAACTTAGAATGCCCAACGGGATTATATGTATAGCCTTTTTGCTTCGTTAGAAATTTAACTGCTTGTAGCTTATAAGTTAGTAATTGAATATGGCTTGGTTCTTTTGCCCTACCATCTTGTATCATGGTTATATATTCAAATTGCTTAGGCTCATATACTACATTACAGACTTTGCTTATTGTCTTGGCTCGGTTCATAACTACATTATAAACTGCCTGTTGATTAGCAAAATCCCCACCCGCTTCACCGAATAATACAAGGGCTAGGCAAGTGCTTGCTAGTTCTAGTTCTACCATAAATTTTCCTCTTTGTTATTATGGAATGCACAGAGTATCAGTATTATCAAGGGTTTCAAAGCATACAGCGTCATAAATGTATGCTATAATTAGCCTTATGGCCTACCCTTTTTCCTTAAAATCAGCAATTAAAACTACCAATTCATACTCTTTACTAAATTCTTTAATTGGGGCTTTAGTCCATAAGTAAGTTGTAGCGTATTTATAAATGCTTGTTCCGCTCTTCTTCTTCACCTTATAGGCTTGGCACTTAAAAAACTCCGCCCCCTTTAAAGCCTGTTGCTCAGTCATTTTTAACCTCTACAATGCGAAAATCTTCACGATCAGGCACATCTGCCAAATAATTGTCATCAACGGCAGTTTGGCAGTCTTCTAAAAACATATCTAACTCTTCTTTTGCCACCTCATACTTTTCATATGTAGTAGATATGGTATTTCCGTCATCATCTTCATAAGACCATGTATTAGTCCAACCGCCACATAAACACCATTCTTGAATTTCGTAAGCCATTTTAAAACCTACCTTTCAATGAATATAATGCCGATAATCTTTCTTTAGAATTTAGGATAGGTATCTCATTATCCTTATCGTTTTCTGCGATCATTTCCTCTTGAAATCCCTTTTCAAAGTTTATTGCATCACTAATAGCTATGTATAATATCTTTTCTTCAAAGTCATTCAGTTCCAAGTTCATCATCTTCCTCCTCATCTACCATAAAATTGATTGTTCTTAGGCCATCATATATTTCCATAACCTCAAATTTAACATCTAGCTTATTTAACTCTTCATATAGTTCCATTGGTGTCATATATACCCCTCTTGTTTAGATTGTTTAAACATCATGGCTTGATATCTTGCCACGAATAATAAATAGTTCATTTCACTCTCTACCTTAAAAAAATTATTTGCATCTAATTTATACCTAAACCAATGGTGTTTATCTTTATCATCTATTACTAACCAAGCATACCGCTTAAAAGGTGCATAGTATTTTATATATCGCATTATCATTACATTGCCTCCTAGTGTGAATTAGTATTGGCTTCTTGATCGGAAGCCCATTGATCTGTGCAATTATCAAACCTTCTCATGCACTCCTCTGCAATAGCAGTCATAAGTTTAAGATAGTCATCACCTTCAACTCCTTCAATCTCATCTGCATCTTGCATGGCCTCTAATACATTCTTATATATTGCTAATGCTCTGTTGTTCATTATTTTCCCCTTTAAAGTAAAATTCATATTCTTCCCAAAACTCTTCTGCACTATTGATCTGAATATAATCACTATGAGTTTCGTTGTAATTATCTTGCGTTGCCCATACAATTTTAAAGCCCAAGTCGAAAAAATCACCATCTTCCTCAGGATCATAATCGGTATCATAGTTCATATCCTCAACCTTGCCCCAACCATCACTTCTAAACCATTCGAAAGCATTTTGATCTGCCATAGCTTGTGCTAAAGCATAAGCATTGGCTTCTGTTATTTGCTTACTCATCATCTTCCTCCTCATCTTGCATTTTTAAATAATGCTCATACTCTTCTGTAAGTTCCTCATCAGTATAATTGTTGTATCCTTTTCTGCCATTAAGAAGCATATCTCTTATACAATCATCATTCTCTCCCATAGACATACTAGACACTCCATTCATATCATCTTCTAATAATTCAGATATTACTTGTTTTCTATTCATCACCATACTCCTCTATTTTATAAACATTAAAATGATCGCTATCACAAGGTTCTAATTGACTTGCTACATCATAAAACTTTTCCATAGCTTCATCTCTAGTTTCAGCTTCAATTTCTTCTTGGTAATACACTTCCTCACTTGCTTTAATTATAAATCTAGGCATTTTCTACCTCCTCAACTGATAATATTTCAAAGTTTACATCTTCAACTGCAACCCAATCGTTTAGATCAATACCATTAGATATGCTTTCTGCCTCTGCCTCGTTTTCTGCATCAACATCAATTTCATATAAAGTAGTGACCTCTGCGGTAATCGTATATTTTTTCATTGTTGGCTTTCCCCTATAAATGTTATATCTGCATCTCTGATATCAGAAGGTTCTAAATCGCTATATAACTCCCAAAACTTTTCACTAGCCTCATCACGATCTTGAGCCTCCACCATTGTTTTATAAACATGGGTTTCCCTTGCTTCAATCAAAAACTTCTTCATAATTAACCCTTTCTAGTTAAGATTATCAAATGATAATCAGATAGCACCCATAAGGCGCTATCGGGTATCACTTAAATAACAGGAATAACATCTAAATCATCATCAGATGTAAATAAAGCGCCTCCGTCATTACCTTCATCATCTTTTTGCGGTATTATGTATGAGCCATCAGTAAATTTAATAATGACAGGCTTTTTATACCACATAAAGTCCTCCATCTCTTCATGGGTCATATATCTAACTGATTTAATAGTCTTGCCTACTAAGAAATCACTAACCTTTCTATTCCATACATCAGCGATCTCTAAATCATATTTTTTTCTCTCTTGCGGTGTCATCTTACTTCCTCCTCGATATTGTCTTTATAAAATCTTTCTACTGCTTCAATGGATTGATTAGCCCAACCTACCCAACCATCTCTAATAATCCACTCCATATCATCACGCTCAGCACCACTTTGAAGCCAATCAGTTTCGAATTTAACACAAGCCTCTCTCTTTTCATCTATTGTCATATTGCCTCCTGTTCGTTTATATAACTTTCCATATTCACAATAGTGACATTTTCTTTACCCTCTGCAAAAAGTTCACTAGCCATTTTGAAAGCCTTTTCTTGTGTTAAGTAATAGGCATTGACTTCCATATCCGCCATTTCTTCTTCACAATAAACACTATATCTATCGCTCATATTGCCTCCTGTTTATCAAGTTTAAATTTGTATGCAAAGTCATCACTTGCAGAGTAGTTTTTAATCATACCATGACCTAAGTTTTGAATAATGCTTTCCAATGCCTCGCCTAATGAATTCCCATCATCACAAGTAATAACGATTTCACACTTCCAACCATCGCCCTTTACTAAATCTATATCTTTCATATTGCCCCCTCTGTTTGTTTAACATCACTATGTTGTTTGCGCCAAGCCTTAACCAATGAATAACGCATGGCCTCTCTTAAAGTTCTTGGTGTCTGCCATTGATAATAATTGTATCTAAAGAAGTGCTTTGCTTTGTCTTGATCTGTTTTCATATGTCCCTCTACCATGATGATTGATAATAAAAATCCCAATTACCTTTGATATCCTCATCAGAGATAAGCTTTTCTAAAGCGGGTATTGTTCGTTTAACTTGATCTAATTCCCATTCTATGCCATCAGCATCATCAGCTTGAAGCGGTAATATGTCCTCAGCTAATGACGGATTTTTATCTACCTTTTTTAAGGTGTCCAATAGATTTCCTAATAAATCCCTCGAAACCCAATACTCCTTACAATTATCCTCGCCATCTTGAGCATTCATAACAAACCAATGATGAATAGCCCAAGCCTTGCGCCAATAAAACGCTTCCTTTCTTACTTCATTGGTATTGCCCAATGACGCACCGCCTATCATTTCATCAATCTTATCGGCCAATGCCTTGTCATGCTCATTAAAACTAAACAAATATCGTTTAGCTGATAAATACATATCTAAACCCATGATGTTCCCCTTTTCTAGTTAATAAAACATAAAACCGCCTCATGCGCAGTAATGACGCAAAATTTTATATGCGCCCCTACTTATCCCATAAAGCGATAATCTCACCTGATTTAATCAAATCAGCAATCCACAGGCCAAAATCTGTTGACTTATAAAAAGCATTAAAGCCCTTATCCTCATGCCTGTTTTTCTGAAAGCGATCAACCAAATCATAATAATACACTTGTTCTAATTTTTCCATAATTAAGCCTCAGGGTGCTTATGTTCCCATGCACCTTTTCCCAAGTTAATTAATGTTTGCGCCTCTTGTGGATATAAGCCATGATGTTCTGCAAATTTATCAATAGTTAAATAGTCATTCCTATAATCTAAATATGCGTCAATCAGAATATCCCTTAATTCCCTATTCCATGTAATCATATTATCCCTTTCATATTGGCCAAAAATAGCCCCTTAAAGCCCCGTTAAAGAGGCTTTAAAAGATATTTCTAGTGATAGCTATCAATCATACTCATAGCGTCTTTAATTGCCTCATCTCTTTCACCTAAATAGCCCGATTGGCTATCGACTACTTCGCCATCATTATCAATAATAACCGCCATGTAAGTATCGCCTCTTAGATAATAGTCATAAACTTTAACCTCATTTTCTAATAGTTCATAGGGTTTAGTTATGCCATTCTTTTCTGCGTCTTGTTTGGTGATATAAATAAAGCCTAATTGACCGCTATCCCAACGACATGAAAAAGCGCTTGTGGATATCGTGATATTGCCATGCTCATACATATAAACAGGCAAATAATAGATATCGTCTTTATTATCCTCAATCCATTCTAATAATGCCTCAGGGTCATCAAATCTATGTTCATCACCTAAGTTATAGCGCTTGTGATAAAAAGCCATTGTGCCGAGATTATCCCATGCTTTTCTAGGGTCATCTGGATATGTGTCATAACATAATTCAATGTTATAGTTTTTATATTCTATTGTTTCTATAATGTCATTCATGTAAAGCCCCTCTCATTATGGTTAATTGATCTGTGATATCTTGATACATTCCCGTCATGTAATTACTTCCTAAATCTTTTAAATCCGCCTCAAGTTCTTTAATATACTCAGGAACAGGGATAATTTCAACATTCCATAAATCCTGAATAAATTCAAGCGTAAAATTTTCAAGCGGTATAGGCTCATCACCGCCTAAATCCTCATAGTCGCTAATTGTTTTAAAATGCTCTTTAATTTCCGCCTCATTCGGTGGATTATCAAAAGACCATTCGCAGAAATTCCCGCATTCATTGTCTTTTATAATATATTTCATCTTTAAACCCTTTCCCTTAGTTTTAAAATGATATCTCTTGTTATTTCTCTATCTGCGGTATCGCCTTGAAATTCAAAATCCTTTCTAGTTTCAAGCCTTAAGCGTATGCCTTGCTGAATTTCATCATCTGAGAAATCATAGTCATAAATACCGCCTGAACCATAAAAAGATTTTATATAATCGTGAAAACCTTTGAATAGATTGTTAGTCATCTGAATACCTCTCTTTTAAAATGTCTTTGATTAATTCCGCCTCATGCTCGGTAATGCTAAGCCAATTCGTGTGCGCCCCTTCGGCCTGAATTTTCAGGCTTATAGCCTCGCCTTTGGTTTCGAATATCTTATTAAATTTTTGGTCGATATAATCCATTTTTAACCCTCTCAATTAAATAGGCCTAATTTAAGCCCCTAAGCGCCCTATAAAAAGGCGCTTAAAGATTAAACTAAGCGTTTAATGGTTCTATTTGATTGTAAGCCTTCATTCTTTCGATATTCTCTAAATAATGCGCATAGTCTATCAGTAGAATATAGTCTAAATCAGCTAATAATTGAAAATCGAAAATATGCCAAGCCTCAACAATGCGATGCTCATAATTTTCTACTAAGGCTTGAGCCTGAATACATGATTTTTTTATGTGTAGAGTATCTTTGATTGTGTATCGGTTCGGCTTAATGAGCGCCTCTGCGATATGTTTAACGACAAAAAGCCTAGCACAATCGGCCATTGGTGTTTCATACTCTCGAACCTCGCCCCCGAAAGCCTTGCGGTGTTGCTTTTCGTCTTTTAAATTCATGTTGAAAAGTTCGTCCCTGTAGGCCGTCCAGTTAATGTTATTTAAAGTTTGTAATTTTATATAAGCGCTATTTACTAAATTAATCGTGTCTTTTTGGTGTTTATTCATTTTGTAGCCCCTTTTTGTTGTTTTTTCATTTTTAATACTATTTCACAAGCCTGAAGCCTCAAATTTTCATCATCTGAATTTAAGAAGCCACCTAAAATTTTTAATGCTTTTCTCATGTTTCTTAATTCCCAGTCAGGCCTACGGGATAGATTGGCAATATATTCTTGAAGCGTCATTTTTAAGCCCTCTCAACCGAAAAAACATCAAAGCCTTGAGGCTTGATGTCATGATCGAAAGGCCAAGCGCCCGCCTCGATACGCTTTAACGCTTCGGCTTCGGCTTCGGTCTTAGAATTTGCGAATAGATGAAACTCATCATTCAAAATTAAAGTTATTTTAAATCTAGTCATTATTAAGCCCTTTCGATGTTGAAGCCTCTGAGATTAAAGAGGCCATTCTATGACAAAACCAATTATCGATGATCTTTGAAGCGTCATCTAATGGAATATTGAATTCTGAAACGATCATTTCAGGCGTCACTCTCAAGCCCTCATCTAGCGACCTATCAAGCGACCTCATTATCCAATCTTTTTTAAATTCTGTCTGTTCATTCATAAGAAGCCCCTTTGATAGCTAAAAAAGCATAAGCCCCCGCCACAATAAAGCATAATAGCGAAGCGAAAAGGCCTATAAACTCTAAAGAATATAAGCCTAATATGGATAGAAGCGTAGATTGTAAAGCCCTTATTAATTCATACATGGTTAAGCCTCCTCGATCTGAATGACCGCATGAATAATGCGGGTAATTCTTGCTAGATAAGAGGCATAAGCACAAGCCTCGTTTAAACTCTCGAACCTGAAATTATTGCATTCATACATAATGAACCCTTTCATTAATTAGGCTTAAATTAAGCCCCTGAGCGCCCTAAGATAAGGCGCTCAAAGATTAATCTAATAACCCTCGCTATAATCCTCAAGGCTTGACACTAGCCCGTCAAAATCCTCAACGCTTCCAAGTAAAGAAGCAAGGGAAAAAACGATATCCTTTTCAATTCCCATATCAAGCGCCAAATTTTCCAAATAATCTCTTCTATTTTTATAACCATTCATAGCGTAAACATTATCCATTTTTTAACCCTTCCATATTGTTATTGATATAACAGGCCGAAACCCGTTAAAAAGTATTAGATCAAAGATTATAAAAGAATGCAAGTTATTTATACAATTATTTTCACTGACCCAATCCGCCCCAATAAAGCGCATGGATAGCGAAGCGAAAAAGCCCCGCATATGCTCAAATGTCAGTAGAGCGTATAGTAAAGCATATAGAAGCAATAGCATAATTGTCTAATAGGATAACATTAACCGATAAGAGATCGTGTCATATGATGCGATTGTGAAGGTCAATAATTAGCTATTATCTTAAATTTATCTTATAATAAGCATATTCTCATTAAATACCCATTCACTATGAAGCTAACCCGTAAACAGATTAAAGAAGGCCTCGAAGCGAACCCGATTGACACTCTACTATTGGGAAGCCCTAAGACATTGACCCATAAACAAAAAGCCTTTGCGGAAGCATTAGCGCTCACAGGTAATAAGGCGGAAGCATACCGCCAAGCCTATGACACTCACTCAAGCCCTAACATTCAAAGCCTCGAAGGCCAACGCTTAGCAAAAAACCCTATTATCGCTCTACAGGTAGAGGCTATAAAACTATCATTAGAGGCGCAAAAATATCTTTTACCCGCTCATTTAAGGGC